TTAGCATGACCTTTTTCTGTAGCATAAGCTGCATACTCATAGCCTTGTAAACCCATTTTCTTAAAGGTACATTCTTCTGTAGTAAGTACCATTTCACCTACTTCAGTTTTCATTACTAACTCTTTAGGTAACTCTTTTGCTTCTGCATAATTAAATAACCATGTCCAAAATATAGCAAGTACTAAAATATACAGAAATGTTTTCATTTAATATCCTTAAAATGGCAGTTCTAAATTTAACAGTCCTTTTAACGGACTAACTAATCCCCAAGTTCCTTGTTTATATGGGGGTAAATTTTCCATCCAATATGGGTCTTGTTTTGATGTGCTATACATACTATCTTGACTAAATGTAGGATGACTAGGCAATTTCCATTTATCTGGGAAATGAATTTGCATATCAGATTGATTTACTTCTGTTTTAGCTTCTGGGTCACCTAATAATCCTCCAAGATAAAACCCACGCATATCATAAGTTTTATCTGGTTTAATAGAATTTTGAGCCATCCAAAACTTATATTGTTTTTCCATTTCTGGAGATAATTCAGTTCCTTTAACAGGTGCTAAATTTCTCATGTTATTTTCCTAATATGTTGTGCATAAAGAATGTAGCTAGTCCACCTAAAAATGAGGCTATAGTCATACCAGCCCAAAAACCACCTTTAGATTTATTTGCTAACTCTAATAGTAAATCAATATTAGTTTCTAATTTCTCTACTTTGTCTTGCAAATTTTGAACTTCTGCAATTAATTTTCCATATTGTATTGGGTCGATTTCGTTGCTCATTATTCAACTTTCTATTATTCTTGACCAAGTAAACTAGGTGCTAATACTCCTAATCTACCTGCGTTTTGATTGATTGCATTTGCGATTGTAGGTGCTAAATCTGGTCTTTCAGATAACAATGTATTAATAATCTTTTTAGACGCTGGATTATAAATACCATATGTTAGACCTGCACCACCAGCTAGACCAGCTAATGTAGGTAATGTTGCACCATATAAGCCAGCACCAGCAGCACCAGTAAATAGTGTCTTAATCCATGGATTTGCATTGCTAATTTTATTAGCTAATACATTTTTACCTGCATCAGATACGTCTTGTAATAATGCCTCACCTGCTGCGTATTTACCTTTTTGTCTCTCTAGTTTTCTTACGGCATTAGAGAATTGAGCAGGAGTAAATTCACCAGATGGTGCACCAATAGCTTCAGCGGCTTGTTCTGTGCGTTTAAACATAGCCCATGCTTTATCTGTTTTTGCAAGTTCAGTAGCAAGATTCTTACCGTCTACTTCACCAATTTGAGCAGCATGTCTTTCTAGCATACCTTGCAAGTTTTGATTAAGTTGGTCTGCAGCTTTACCGATATCATTTTCAAATATACTTGAACTTGATTTAAGTTTAGATGCTTGTTTTGTAATATCGCTTTGAGCTTTTTTAAATGCAGTAGAAGTAATGTAACCTGCATCATTTTGTGCATTTTTAATTGGATTGAGAAGATAATTAAACTTATTAATTTCTTCAGCACCAAGACCACTATTTTTTAACATATTTGACAATTCATTAGCTTGTGTCACGAAAGTATCATCTACTTTAATAGCACCAACTTTGTTCAAGATGTCATCATAGTTTGCTTGTAATTTTTGTTTAGTGTATCGTAATGGGTCACGACCAGTAAGATTTTGAGGAAGTTTTTCATCTACATTAGAAAGAATAGAATTATAAATACCTTCTCTAAATTTAGCTTCATTACCAGTTCTAGCACCAGCAATTACATCACCGATAAATGGTATTTGTGATGCTTTTTCTTCAAATAGATTTGCACGACCACCAAGTGTTTGACCAATGGTAGGAGTAACACCCATGTCTTTAAGTTTTTGCAATTCAACATTTGTAGATGCTTTAGGGCTAACAACTCTTGCTAATGCACTACCTACTAATGGGAAAGCACCACCAATAGCAGCACCACCACCCATTTGATTAGCTTTTTGTGCATAAAAATCTTCTGGTGATGTTGCAACAACAGGAGTTAGAGCACTGTATCCAGCACCTGTAGCAGCACCTGTAGCAACTTTACCTAATAGACTTGTAGCTCTTGTTTCTGGTGCAGCAAGTGTAGCAGGATTAAGTACATTGCCTGCCATTCTAGCCCAATCAATTCCTTCTGGAGCTACATAGTTTTTTGCTGTAGTAGCAACTTCTTGATTAATTGCTTGTTCAGCAGGTTTTTGTCCTGCTGCATTTAAACCTATATCAAAAGATTTTTGACCAAGTAAATTAGTTAAAGCTAATAAAGGATTTGCAGTATATGCTTGAGGTGATTTAGTAACTTGACTAGCAATTTGACCAGCACCAAGAAGAGGTTCTTTAAATCCTGTAACAAATCTTTCTGTAACAGAAGTAGGCTTCTTTGTTTCAACAACAGTTGTTTCTTGTGGTGCAACAGATTGAGTTTCAGCCATCTGTCTTTGGTACTCTTCTAGCCCAGCAGTAGAAACTTTATCTAATTGATTTTTATTTAGATACTCTAAATCTTTTGTAGAGATTTTTGAAAAGTCCATTATTTAGCCTTTTGTTTACGTTTTAAAAGTTCTAATTGTATTGGGTTTAAATTTGATGCTGGAGCAGGAGCTTCTTCTGGTTGATTAAGTTTTTCATATTTAGCTGTAATGCGTTTTACTTCTTCTAATGCTTTCAAACGTCTGTCAATAGGTAAAGTAGAATCGCCAACACTCCCAGCCATTTTAATATAAAGAGCAACGTCTTTATCAGATTGTGGACCTTCCATACGAGGTACTTTAGATACAAGTCTTCCACCGATAATTGATAATTGGTCTGCTTGTGCAGCACCTGCTGGAGATTTACCAATAATTTGACCAGCCACATCTTGTGCAGCACCAAGATAACTAGCTGTAGGTGTAGGTGCTTTAATTGGAGTACCTTGTGCATCTTTCATTACATTACCTTCTGCATCTAAAGCGTATCCTTTAAGAATATTTGTTGCTCTATTGACAAGGTCAGTAGTACCTTCAGCAGCTATAGTATTTTTAGCTTGTTGAGTGCTAATTGCTTCAGCAGATTTGATAGCACCTTGAACTGTAGGTGATTGTGCAGCAGGAAGAACGTTAGTTGAACCTTTAATATTTAATGGAACAACTTGACCAGTTCTTGCATTTCCAGCAACATAACCTTGTTCAGTAGGAATGAATTGATAGAATGGTGCACCTTCTGCTGGTTCAGTTGCTTTCTTAATTGCTTTTTCATAAATAGCAATATTTGGATTAGTAGGGTCTGTTTGTTTTAATTTATTAACAGTAGCAATATATTTATCTAATTCTGTTGGAGCAACACCTTCATTAGGTTTAAGCATTTGTAGAATAGATTCTTTAGGTGCTGCTTTTAATGCTGCAAGTTTTAAAGGATTATTTGCAAACTCTGGAGATTGAGATAATACATTTAATGCTTCTTCTTGTGCCTTATCTTGTTCTTGTGATTTTTTAAGTTCAGCAATTTTAGCTGCAGTCATATAATCTTGTGTAGCTTTATCATATACACCTTGAGCTTGTTGCATTCCACCCAAATAGGCTTTTCCAAGATAAGGTAAGGCTGACCCATATCTTTGATTTTTAGGCTGTGCTAGGTACGTTGCTGCAGTTCCTAGAAGCCCTTGTACTAAAGATGCTTGTTTTGCTTTTTCTAATTCAGCAGGGTCTAATAAACTTGACATATAACTTGGGGCTTTTGCACCAAATATATTCATGTTGTCAAATGGATTACTGAAACTATCAAAAAATGCCATAATATTATCCTATTAATGAGGTGTAAAATTCACCGATTTTTCGTCTATCTGCGTCTGTTAAATGTGCTGCATTAGCATATTGTCCAGCTTTAGAACGTAACATTTCTTCTTTTGACATACCTAGATTTGGAGATACATTTAATAATGCAGATGATGGGTCAAAATTACCACGTTGAATTGGTATTACTGGAGCAGATGGCATTTGTTGTGGAGGAGGATTAAGAGCTTCATTAGCTTTTAATGCCATGTTAGCAGATTGATATGGATTTTCTTTTACATAGTCCATAGTTTGTGTTGGTAATTTGATAACCTTATCCATAAATGACGGAACTTGATAAATAGATTGTCCACCAGCTAAAGTATTACCAGCACCAATACCATAATCCATAGCACCTAAACTAGGAGCAGTAGATAATTGAACACCATAAGATGGTATAACAGAAGAGCCAATACCTTCCATACCTAAATTAGTTAATCCTCCACTTACTGCAGATGTTGGAATACCTACAGATGGTAAAGCAGCACCTTCTAATAATGATGTGCTAGGAATTGCAATTTCACCAGCAGTTGCAGCAGCAGGAGCAGCAGCAGATAAGCCACTTACACCAGCAGTAGGTGCAGCACCAAATAGACCTCCAGCACCACCCATACCACCTAAAGCACCACCTAATAATGCACCTGTTAATGGGCTTTTACCCATTGCAGCAGAACCGATAGCACCGATTCCAGCACCTACTAATAATGGCATACCCATATTATTTACCTACCTTACCTGCTAAATAGCAAATTGGTTCAATAATTGCACGATATAAACGACCTAATGGGTCTCTGCGTTTACCACGCATTTCTTTCCATAAGTCAGCAGTTCTATGTCTTGCAATATGTTCTGCAACATTACGAACAATCTTACGAGCAAATGATTTTTTATCGCTAAATGCAAATGCAACTACTGGTAAGAATAGTTTGTGATACCCTTTTTCAATAGTTTTAGCATTAGGCATTGTAGCTGAATGTTGTAGCCAAATTGCTTGACGGAATGAACCAAAACCGTATGCTTGATTCATAGCTGTACATACAATCTTACCACCACCAGATTGAGTAGTTTGTGATACTGTACCTGTAGGAGCACCATAAGCTGCACCAAGATAAGCTGAAAGTTTTTGATATGGTTTATTTTGTTCAAAGTTAAATCTATCAATATCAGCTTGTAGAGCAGTTTTTTGATAATCTTCTGCAGTTTTACCTACATTCATTAATTGTTGAATGTCAGCATAGTCAGCAGCAGCTAATTGTGGTGCATTTAATGCAGATTGTTGTTGTAATGCTCTTTCGTTAGCATAGTTTTGAGCAGCAAACTCACCATATTTGTTAGCAAGTGTATTGGCTAAAGTATTAGCAGCACGATTTTGAATATCAGCAGATACACCAGAACCATAACGACCAGCTTGTGATGCACCAGATTGTGCAGCCTTAATAGCATCATAGTAGTTTTGTGTAGCACCTTGTGCAGCACCTTGCATAGCTTGTTCAAAATAAGGATTACCAGCAGATAAATAACCACCACCTACTGTAGCACCTTGTTGTTGTTGAGCACCTGTTAATAATGGATTGCCAGCTAATGCACGATTTTGAGCAGCTTGTAACGCTGTTTGTGTTTGTGCAGATGGTGATACATAAGTTTGACCAGAGTAATATTCTGGTGTAGATGTTTGGTATAGCCCTTTAGCTTCTTCAAGACCATATTTTACAAATGGTTGAACAGTTGGGTCTAATTGATTATTGGTTGTAGATGAACCACCACCGCCGCCACCACCTTTGTAGAAAGTAAAATTATCTACTAAATTAAATAGCCAGTTATTAAGATTGATTAATTTCATATTTATTTGCCTTTAGAAGTAGATGGAGCTATAAAACGACTAGCACCAGAAGATTGTGTATTATCTGTAGGTGCTAATAAACTTTGTTGTAAATTTTGTGCAAGACCAATATCTAATGCAGGAAATAATTGACTCATTGCTGGGTAATTAGGTGCAACTGTTTTAGGTGTAAATCTATCAGCAGATGCAGTTAAAGATGAACCTAAATAATTTCTTTCTGTATTTGGATTTACTCCCATAATTCTTGATAATACAGATGTCATTGGATTAAAACCATCTTGACCTTGCTGTGGTTGAGTATAAGTAAAGTATTGACCTTTTTCTGGGTCATAATATACTTGTGTTGGTGAATTTGTTTGTTGTGTTTGGCTACCCATTATAATTTTCTTTCCACTATAATATATCTGTTTTCAAAACCATAAGCACGCTTCCAAAGTCTAGCTACAGACTCAAAAGCTGCTCCCTGTATTTTTGTACCGCCTTGCTCTCTTGCCCATATACAAAATTGGTCTACTGCATTACGACAAGTTTTACCGCCTATTGCTGTAATAAATGCAACTCTGTCATTAGGATAATTTATCCATTCAACAGTTAGTGCACATTTAATATTCATATCTTCATCTGCTGCCACAAGTAGAACTTGTCTACCTTGAGTAAGCATAACTTTCAGATGGTCTATTTTGTATTCACCACCAGAGTGTTGCATAGCATCATCTAGCATTTTTTCTACTTTATGCCATGTTTGCTGTACTTGATGTGGAGGAATTGTGTAAAGGTTTAGCAATCAAATCTCCATGTATAAGGTTTAAAGCCTAGTTTAGGAGCAATCTTTTCAAAACCTTGACGGTAAGAACTAAATGTTATTTCTTTAGCGTTCATCTTATGTGCTATTTCTACTATCTCTGTTAAACCTTCGGATAGTATGTCATGTGATTGACTATAAGCTGCCCATACATGAAGTGATTGACCTATAAGTTGTGTTACAATATAACCTATAAAGTAACCGTCTTTAATTCCTAAATATAATTGAGCTTTACCTAGTTTAATATCACAATAGGCATCTTCTGGTATCCAATCACCACCTAATTTAGATATATCATCTAGGCTAGGTTTAATTTGATTCCAGACTTGTTTTAATTCTTGTGGATTAACGTATTTTAGTTCCATTATCCTACAATAATATATTTAAAAATGCAGTCAAAGTTATGAGAGCCATGATGAATAACAGCACTACCTTTAGCTAAAGATTGAATATATAAATTTGCCATTTCTGCAGCACCTTTATCATTCATAGGTGTAAATAATATAACGCTATTATAACCTATTCTTTCGTTGTAAAGAGTAGTTGTAGTAGTACTTTGTGTTGTTGTAAAATCACCAACATTATTAGATTTACCTTCTACAAGGTTATTTACAACCTCTGAAATTTCTCTAGGTTCTGCACCACTAGGATTTAGTTTACGGTACATATCACGAGCCATTATCTACCGCCTTGTTGCTCTAAATTAACGTCTATAGTAACTGCTGTAGTCCAATCACCTGTAGGAGTAACTTTAACCCTATGATAACGACCAGCACTTCTGACAGGAGCACGATTTTCAGATGATGTAGATACTGGAGTTGAGAATGTAATAGAGCCATCTAGTAATCTACGACTTGCTACTGAAACATCACATGAGCCATTGTCAATCTGTGAACGAACTAATGTCATTACAGAGTTATATCCTTCTTCCATATCACCTACAATAAGTGACGCTGTAGAATTAGCACCTGTAAATGTCACTATTTTATTAGTTGCAATTCCACCTAATAGTAACTTACCACCTACCCAAATTCTATCGTCTAAAGATGCAGGAAGTGCGTCTAAAGTACCAAATGCGTTTAGTTCTTCTAATGTAAATCCAGAAGTTGCTAATGATGCAATATAATTTGAAGTTGTACTAGCAGCAGACCATTTACCAAGTTTCCAATTATAGATAAGAATAGAACGACCACCAGAAATATTGGCATAATTCCACATAACAAGACTTCTTACTGGGTCTACAGCAGCAGACATAGAGTCAATACCACCAGAATTCATGTTTGAGTAGAAATAACGGTCTACTTTTTCTTTACCTATAGGTGTAATACTATGACCATCACATGAATAGAATCCATCATCTGATAAGAAGTATGTGATACCACCATATTGTGCTACAGAACCACCTGTAACGCATCCAATACCACGAGAGATATTGTCAAATTGGAAGAAAAATGGTGAGCCAATGTAACTCATACGAGTAATACCACGTTCTAGTAGTATTAAACCAAATTCACCACCTGTAATACCTTGAATATTTCCACCGTCACTAATAATTTGATAATCTGACTGTGATGCAGCACCAGCAGTCCAGTTAGTTTCGTCATTAATGTCTGACCATTGCACTTTATTAGCGTTTGTACCACCATCTAGGTTAGCACATACCACAAAATCACGCACAGTTGTAATGTATTTAGCTACAGGTGCAGCAGCAGCTACGTCAGCAAATGCTGTAGATGTACCCACAGTCCATGCTTGTACTTTAGAAGCATCATTTACTGCCAATAATACGTTACCAAATTGTGTAAAATACCATCTTGATGAACCTGCATATCCACCAGATTTAGATACATCATCTAGGTTAAGTGTGGAAGCATTAAACTTAAATAATTTAGATGAGCCACCAGCAAATACTTGTGTTAAATTATTAAATTTAGCAGCGTGTAAGTTAGTAAGGCTTTCAGACGCAGCATTAGAGTAGTTTGCAGATAATGGAAATGGTGCATATCCAGAAGCTACAGGAATTACGTTTGTAGCATCTTGCATTGTTCCTACAATACTAGGTTGGTCTGGTAACCATTCACCTAATGGTATTCTTTTAATAGGCATTATTCACCCCAGTTTTGTGCGTTTAATACCTCAATAAGAGCTTCTACAGTTGATGCACCGTTAATAGCAACTTCAAGTCTATTAGCTTCTGTAACTATTGATGCACGTTTAGTAGCAACGTCAGCAGGAACTTCTACATTGCGTTCTGCTTTACGAATAATAACCCAGTCAGTTTGTGATAATAACTTACCTGCTGTGTCTTTAATTTGAGCTACAAATTGTGTTTTAAGACCGTCTAAATCTTTAGGATTGTTTACATCACCATCCCAGTAAAATCTATCGTCAGCACGAACTGGGTCAGCAGACCATGTGATACCTACAGCAGCTTTTTCTTCTTCTGTAGAAAGGTTAAGCCAATTAGCTGGATATTGATTACCATTAGCGTCTGTAAAAGCTACACCTTCTGGAAGTCTGTTACCGTTTAATAAAAACATATTTTTTCCTTATCTTGCGTTAGAGTATTTAAATGGGTTTTCAGCAAATGCCATAAATATCATTGTATTACCATTTCCATTAACTGCTGCATCTGATGACCTTGCTTTAAATCCGTTTGAAAGAAAATCATAAGCAACAAAAGCATTAGATGTTTCAGCATTTGAATTATTTGGATTTAAAAATGTATTAGAAAGATTATATGTGCTTCTTGTTGAATCTAATATATTCCATGATTGAACTGCATTACCATTTTTCATTAAAATAAATTTTGGTCTAAATCCTGTATATACAAAAGTGCCATCAGCATTACCATTTCCTATATAAGAACCAATTTTGCTAAAACCAGCTATATCTGTAAAACAATATGCAACCATTGATGCACCACTTCCATTAACTCCAGCATCATTTCCTAGTGAAAATACTGATGATGTAGGTGCGGTGCTATTCCAAACAGATGCATCAGTTGCTACTGCGGCAGATGTTTCCAATATCATTCTTTGAGTCGCGGCTAATGAACCATGATAAACTACCCAACTACTTGTAGCACTTCTTTTTTTAACAATAACCATTTTAGGTGCAACACCTAAACCATGTCCAACAGTTGCATTAGCACCTGTTCCTGTATAAGTCACAATACTAAACCCAGCAGTTGTATTTACAGATACAGTAGATGTAATAGAGCCATTAGTATTAGATGATGTTGAACCTTGTCCAGCTTGCCATTGCCAACCAACTATTGTTGTTCCATTTTTATTCCAACCACCTGTAGAGTCTGCACCTAAAGTAAATCCATTGGAATTAAATGAAGTAATAGAAGTTGGATAAGATTGGTCACCAGCAGTACTATTTGTAGCTAATGTAAGCCCAACACCTCTGTTACTATCTACT